ACTTAGAGCTATAGGAGCTACAGTAGAAAGAATCTTACTGAAGCCTTTACCTGATGCTTTTCTCTTAGCAACAAGAGGAGCTAAAGCTGCTTCAACATTAGCTGTTTTGTTACTGGTGGAGATGTTCCCACCTTTGTAAGCTATAATCTTATTGATATCCGCTAAGGTATCAGCGATACCCTTAGTACCTGTGTCCTCGTCTGTGTTACTCCACTTACCCCATTTCTTATCTAGGTACCATTTAGCATCTTGGGAAAGTGTGTCATAAATGTTAACAGGAGTGGTATCTGTCTTAATTAAGTTACTACCTTTATTAAAGTCGTATACACGTTCAGCTCCCATACCATAGGTATAAGGATTAGATTCATCGTAGGTAGTTCCTACTGAAGGGGTATATGAACCTAAAAGACTAGAGGCTGTAGAGGTGCTACCACCTTCAGCTAACTTAGTTAGTCTCTTACCTTGTCTAGTCTTACAAACCATGTTATCTCTTTATCCTATTACTTAAGTATAAGTTCCTAACGGAACTAGGCCAAGGGTACCATAAACCATTAATCTTGTCAAGATATATTATACACCACCACGAGAACCTATCTCTGGTCCTTTGAACGTAACATCCATATAATCACACACTAGGAGAGCCTGAGAGGCTGCTACTGAGGTATCATAGAACACGTTAATGCCTTGCCCTACGTACTGGGTGTAGTAAGGCAAGTTAGAACTAGTCTCTGCTGAAGAAAGAACAGTGCCACTCATGTCAAAGACTTTAAAGGTAGCCACGTTAGTTCTACCCCTAGGTATTTCTACATTAAGCCTGTACCAACTGTTGACAGCTAAAGATGCTAAATCTACACTAGTAGCTACGCCGCTAACCTTAGTAACACCAGTTAAACCACCACCTTGTTTTAAATTAAAGAAGGCACCGTTAGTAGGTGTAGTTATTCCTGTTGCGTCATGAAAACCGATGTAACCTCTAGTGCTAGTTAGAACTAAAGGGTTAACAATAAAGTTAGTAGACTCACCACCTTGTAGAGGTGTGACTAGACGATTAGTTCTGAAGCGGTAACCACTGTTGTTAACTGAAGTAGAGTTGAATACTATGTTCCCCGGATGACTAGAAGCATCTCCTAGAGATACAGCATAAGTATCTGAGGTACCACTGTTAAGAGCACCACCGTTCCAAATACTGTAAGGGGCTGAATAGTTAAAGAAGTCAGTGCTGTAGAAGTAATCATTTACAGATACTTTAGCAGAGCCTAGAAGACTTAAGAGTTCAGAGTCATTCTTGTAGGCTACACGAGTAATCTCGTTAGTAGCTGCATCCTTAGACGTAGGAAACCTAGACAGGGAACGGTTAATTAAGGTTAAAGGCAGAAGAGACATCTTTTACTGTTTACCTGTCTCTCTGATACGAAGTCTAACTTTACCTAGCTGCCAAGAAGAACCACCAACTGAAGTACCAACTCTCAGCTTAGCCTGACGGCCTCTGGCTCTAATGTCAACCTTTTGCGTAGTAGAATCAACGAAGTAAGGGCCTTTAACCTCTTCTTCGTCTGAGCCGGGATACTTCTTCGTTGTAAGAGTAATACCTACTGTTCCTGTTAATCTAAAGTCAGGAACAATACGGTCAATAAACTGCACAGTATCACCTTCTCCGATGTCAAAAGGAGCTGACTCGATATAAGAATCTAAAGGGGCATTATCTGCTGTTAAGCCTAGTTCGTGGTAGTAGAGGTACCCATCAGTTCCTGCTGCTAAGACATTGTTCTTTAAGCCTGTATCAAGCCAAACAGTTCTGTCAAAAGAGCCGTAGTACCAAATGTTCTCTAGGTAGTTATAGATTACGTATCTGTCAATTTCACCAGTTGTGCTGTTAATACTTTGGTAAAACCAAATTAGCTCGTTGAACTGCTCATTAATACCACAGAAAGTCTTTTCTTTCTGGGTTAAGTCTATAGCGAACTCTCCATCAAAGGAGAAGATGTCCTTTTGGAGTGTACAAACTAGAGGGCTAATAGCACCGTTATAGTTATAGAAAGAGGAGTTTCCCATCCAGAACATGTTTCCACCAATATCCTGAATGCACATAGGAGATACTGGTGCGCAGTTAGAGCCTAGCTTATCAAAGCTAAACCAATAAGGAGAAGTTCCTGTGTACTTCATAGACCAGACTGATTCGTCTGTGAAAATAGCTGTTTCACTCTTTGATTCCTTCAAACCTACGATTTCAGAGCCACTAGGTATTCTGTAGTAACCTGCTGTACCTGCACCGGAGACTCCCCAAGCAGAGAAATCTTCCGATTCGCTCCAACGTATCATCATTGGGTCGTACTCGCCTGTCCCGTAAGCATCACATCCCACAGCTACTGTGTGCCTAGCAGGGAAAGAAACGAAAGAATAATCTATAACACTAGGAGCAGCAGTTACTACTTCTGCTACGTTTGTTGACCCCCAATCAGCAGTCCAATGGTAAAGAGGACCACCTTTGTAGTTTAAAAGGAGGTCTTCGCCCCAGCTATCCATACTCCAAAGTCGTAAGTCTTGGGTAACAGTTCCTGTACCTGCTTCACCCCAACCGTCTGAACCCCAAGTGCCCCTACCCCAGCCACCTGCTTCAGTATTACTTTGTAGACCAGAGTGGATAGAGAACTGTGTCCAAAGGTTACCACCAGCAGACACAGAAGTAGCTGTAGCAGTAACACCAGAATCTACAACGAAAGTATCAGCAGTAGGAATACTTGTTATTTCGTAGTCTACTAGGCCGTTGTCAAAGAAGATGGTGCCCCCAGCAGATGTTCCTTGTGCCCAAATACGGGTGTAGTCTCCAACTGACCTGTTGTGAGATGTATAATGAATAGTTACGCTTGTAGCACCAGACACCGTATCTAATACGTCTGTATGGGTTTCTACTGGAGTATCCGTAGGTGTTATATCGTTGAAGGTGCCGTTGTACCAGATGTAAACATGCGAATTAGTAGCTAAACCAACGTATTTCTCTCCGTCGAGGGTAGACCAAGTTACAATTTGTCTAGCTGTCCCTTTGAAAGTGTTAGGTTGAATCTTCTGCCAACCACCCAAGCTTTCAGGTAGTCCTTTACGGAATCTGACCTTATCCATTGAGTACCAGTAACCCTCAGCAGCGTATTCTGTGGGGTCTCTAAAGATACCGGGATTAAAGGTTATTGGGAGGTACTTACCTTCAGAGGACATAGAAAACCTTTAACGGTAGAATATAGCTGAGTTGTATGCTGGGTCTGTGTAACCACCAGCTAAATTACGAGAAGTAATGTAAGCTGATGTTTGTGCTAAGGCTTCTTGTAAGTAAAACTGAGTAGAACCCCCCACGGCACAGGCATAATTAGCATCGGTAAGTGCTCCACTATTAAAGTTTATGTGCCATTGGCCTGTAGCACTCTTAGTAACAGAAGAAACATTAAAAGCAGAGTTTATAGTTCCACTAGCATCCCACCTTACCCAGGCTTTAACCATCCCTTGACCAGCACCAGTAAATGTGCCAGATACATTCAAGTTAGTAACGTTAGCAGATGTAGCTGTTAGAGTGCCTATAGAAGCTGTAGTGGCATTTAGTAGAGTAGCTGATGCAGCAGAAGTAGCTACTGAGGTGAAAGTACCTGTGGTAGCGCCTAGGGTACCTACATTTAGATTAGTAGCTGAAACAGAAGCTGCACTGAAAGTGGTAGCCCCTAAAGTAGTAATAGTCCCTGTTGCTGCTACTAGTACTGAGCAGTAAGCTGAAGTGTTAACTATAAGAGAATCAGCTGTAATACGTTGGGTCCAAGCAGCGGAGGTACCGGTGATGCCGTTAGCAGTTAGTAAGGTAGCTGAAACTGTAGCTGGGAACGTGTTAAGCCCACCTAGGAAATCGACAGCTGGGGCTAAAGGAACTACCGAAGTACCTGTTGAGTAAATGGCCGAAATAGCTGAAGAAGGAACAACCAAGCCAGTACTTTCGACTGGATGTCTAACTGTAATAGATTTGTTACCTGAAGTATTATTCCAGATATAGTAAGGCTTCTTAGAGTTGTTAGGTATCTCTAGGTAAGCCACTGTAGTTAAAGCGCCGTAAAGGTAGATAACAGGCTGGCGGGACTGGTCATCAGAACCATTAAGAGCTGTTAAGGTGTTGATACCATCTACCATACCAACGCTAGTCATTCCACCAATAGCTTTATCTAGGAGAGTAAACTGACTGTTAGCTACACCACCCCAAGTACCAGAATTGTCACCAGTACCTTGAAGCTCAAGTCTTAAGTTAGTTGTGTACGTACTAGCCATTTAGGTTTCCTTTAAGGTTTATTCTGTTCGAGGTTATTCTGATTAACTGTAATTTGCATTGGATTAACTGAGTTACCGTCGTCTCTACGATTACGTCTAGCTTCGTTAGCGACTGAACCACGTTCTCTGTCGTAGAGGGCTTGCCACTTAGCAGCGTCATCCCAGTCCATCATAAACGTGTTAGCCTCAGCCATAGTACGATACATAAGGAGATTTGGGTACCTATCAAGGAGATAGCAGTTAGGACTAGCTGAACTGGGGATAGAAACTGTTACGTATTTAAGCTCAAAGCTGTTAGAAGCATCAGGAGTCTTCACTACGTAGACTTCTGTGTCATTAACTCTAGCGTAGTGGCTGGGAGTACCTACAGAAGCTGCATCAGGCCAAAGCTGAACGATGTAGTCATAAGGACGGCACTTAAGGAAGCTCTTTGTAGTACCGCTTACAGCGGCTAGGGACTTAATGACGAAACATTCACTTGGGAGAGTTAGGACTGGTGAACCACTAGTAGGGGTTAGAGAAGCTGAGGTGTTTAAACCTACAGCGTCTACTTCTTTAGCAATGGTACGGCAAGCAGCTTCTACAAAGTAGGGGATGTTAGAAACAAACTCTGAGTTGTTGTTCTCTTTGTACTCTTGGACTTTAGTGGCTAGTTCGTTGTAATTCATAATACTTAGATTATACTCCAAGAGCTAACTGGGATAGCTACTGCTACTGAAACATCTGGACGTGGACTCTTTAGAACACTGTCTGGGTCAAACTTAGGATAAGGCTGGTTAAGTGGGTGGTTAATGTTCTGTAACTTTCCATCGTAGCACTCGGAGCACACGATTAGACCACTGATTTCCTTCTTCCTAGAGGTATAGGGATTGGTGAAACCACACCTAGAACAGACAAACTTAGCATACTTACCGTTACAGAATTGCATGTCTCTTAGACGTTCTTCCTAGGTACAAACCTTAAGTCAACACCATCAGTGTCTTCGTTAGAAGCTTCCTGTAGGGCTGTGTCGTATTCTTGTTTAATTCTGGTTAGCTTACGTTCCCAAGCATCCGAACCGTCTGTTCTCTCTAGGCCAATAAAGTAAGCTAGACCAAAGGTAAGAGCGGTAAGGAACCTAGAAGGAACATCAGGATTATCAAAGTATCCAGTAACGTCATCAAACTTCTTAATGGTCCACATCGTAAGAGTGGAGTCTTGATTTGGAACTGGCCAAAGCCTAAGTGTTGCATTGTCTCTTAATCTTTCTTGAAGGTACTGAGTGGGTCTACCTACTTGAGCTTTGTTAGGTAACATTATGTAATCTTTATGAGACATAGGCTTCATACCTACGT